CGCTTTTTCAACAGCTTCATAAATTTCATCCATCATAGCTAGTGACATTTCTGGTTTATTGTAATCTATTAATTGCTTTTTGTCTAGGTTTTGAATATTGTATTTTGTGTGGTCGTTTTTAAATACAAAATTCGCTGTTTCTTTTGCGTTCATAAATTGAACGTCTTTTGTTTGTTTGTTTGTAATTTTAAAATTTGTTGTCATTGTTTAAAGTTTTTTTGTTATTAATTATGATGCAAATATACAACACTTTTGCACATTACAAAACAAAATGTTAAAAAAGATTGTTAAATATGCTAATTTATAATCAATCTAAATAACTGACTAACAAGTAGTTGCAGTATATAGAACGCACATACACGCACATGCACACACGTATAGCAACCCTAGCAGTTTCACAGCAGTTTCATGGCAGTTTCAAAAAAAATCCCAGCAGTTTCAAAAAAAATAAATTGTAAAAATAATTTTGTAAAAAAATTATAAAAAAAAATTAAACAGGAATCTTCATGTACCAATCAAGAACATCCATGCACTCTTCAAGACCTTTAACAACCTTAGCATAGTATCCTGCTTCGTTTAGGTATGCAACCCACTCTTTCTGCTCTTTAGTAGGATAACACTTCTTATCTGCCTTAATCTCTAAGAATAATCCTGCATACTCTTTATTAACCCTTAGTACCTGCATGTCTGGAAAGCCTTTAACATATCCAGTCTTTTTTGCTAAGACCGCTTGTTTCATAGAGGTCCTTATACCTCCAAGACTTGCACAGTATCTTAAATCAGGATAAGCGAATTTCATATAAGTACAGAAAGAGGATTGGACTGTTGCTTCTTTTTTCATAGTATAGCCTACCCCCTATACCCCCCTATACCCCCTATACCCCCATCATTATAGGTAGTTCCCTTAATGAGTTGGTACATTAATGGTTGAGATACACTATACTTTCTCGCTAGAGATGAGATAGTAATCTTTGGTTGTGAGGTCTTGTATTCTTTTCTAATAGCATCTGCTTCTTGCACAGTAAACTTTCTTCTTGAATACCCACCCCCTCTTGAGTCTTTTCTGTCCTCTAATTTTATTTTTCTAATCTTTGGCATAATCTAATATTCGTCATCAAACCTATCTGTAGTTTCTCCATATTGATTCTCAATATCAATTTTGGTAATACTAATGCTAACTTGATCTGGTTTCTTTTTGTTTATATAACATATTCTATCTATCAATTCATTATCGCTTTCAATATCTTTTAAGTTAGATGTAAGAACAAAAGTGTCTAGTATACCAGTGGTTACTTTTCTGGTTATTCTCTTTTTGTTTCTTATCTCATAAGATATAAAAACTCTAAAGATTGGTTTTTTCATCTTTCCATTGACATTTTTAAAAGTAATAAATAACCTATCAAATCGTCAACAGTGTCCTCTGTCTTATCATTAATCCCTTTGTTTTTTATCCTAGAAATTTTATCATCTAGCCTAGCACATATTGCCTCTGTAGAATCTAACTTACTAAATATATTAGGTGGGTTTAAAGCAGTATCTCCATATGCTTTATTTTTTTCTTTTAACAGTTTCACTATTCTCTCTACCACCTTGTCTAACTGCCAATTAAAATTATATTTAGTTTTTTTCATCATTTCTATTTCTTCCTTTGATATAAACATTTTAGGGTTTATTTTGTTATCATAGGTGTCAAGAGTGCTAGAAGGTGTCCATCCATTCCTTCCTTTTTCATAATAGTATTTGTTATGTTTAGTCATTTTTCTTTTCTTGTAAAATTAATTTATCTATTAGTTCAAGCATTTGTATTGGTGTATATATTTTACTATCACCGCTATAATTTTTATAAATGCAAGTAAAGTTGTCATCCTCATAAGTCCACAAACTCTTTACATTGTTTTTAATATGACTTCTTAAAACCCATTTAATGGTTTTGTAAGTTCTTTTAGTTTCTTTTATTTCCATAATTCATCTTCAAATTTAGTGCAGAAATGGGCTTCTAATATACAAAGTATTATTATTAATCCCCATACAATTGTTAATATCTTCATTTTAGTAGTTTTGGTTCTGGTCTGTAATGGGGTACTGCCTTCGGATTCTCCCCCTTATCAACTCTTGATCTAGCATCCCAGATTAAATCCTTATGTTTTCTTAACCATCTCATATAAGTAGGCACATTAAGGTGTATAAAATTATCATTTATTGGACTTCTTACTCCTAAATTAAATGCGTTTTGAGCATCTTCAAAATAAAAATTTCTATATGTTTTCATTAAATCATCTGCCAAACTTTGAGCCATAATCATAATTGTATCTTCCTCTACATTATTTTGCCCTAACTCTATATAAGTCTTACTTATTAAATCTACAGAACTCATTAGTAGTTCTTCTTTTGTCATTGTTTTTATCTGTTTCATTGATTAAATTGTTTTCTTAGTTTTTCTTTTACGTTTATATTTTTTTGTAAGTGAGCATGAATTTTACTCATACCACCCTTATTGTTGTTAGACTGTCTTTTTTCCCAAGTCCTAATAGAAGCCTTCCAGTCTTTCATTTTGTTTTTTCCGACTCTCCAATCTTTACTTTCATAGAAATCGTAAAAAGTTTCTGCATCTATATTATTCTTTCTTTCAATACAATAATCAGCAATTTCATTGACTGTTGGTTTTTTAAAACGCCCTTTATTATTACTATATGTAATATTATTATTAATACTTGTAGTATTACTCTTTTGATTTTTATCGCATAGGGTGTTAGATTTTTTTAACACACCACCATTAATTATTTTAATATACCTGTGTGATATTTCTCGTGTACCCTCTCTGTATTTATAACTAATAGTAATGTATTGATACTTAACTAATTGACTAATCCACCCTGAAATAGTCCCCTTTTCTTTACCATATAAGTCTGCAAAGTATTTATTAGAAGCAAAACATTCTGCGTTCATATTACATAAAGCATTTATTTCAGCAAATAATAATTTTACATTAGGCTTTAGCCTGTTGTCATATCTAACATCAGCAGATAGTGTTGCATAGTAGTTTGGTTGTTGTTTCATTGTTTAGTTTTTTCTTGGTATTTCTAATTCATAACACTTTGTATATGTTGACATAACCACATCCCAATTACTTACCTCTTCATGCTTAACCCAACAAAATCTTGCGTATAAAGGATTTAAGGGTTGTATGAACAGGTAGTGCGTTACTTTCTTTTTATTGTTGTTATGGGCTTTAAAATTAACTCTAAGGGCATTGCCATTACTTTTAACACCTTTTACGTCTATATAATTTAATTCTCCAATACCCTGCATAATTATATCAGCACTAACAACAGGTCTTTTTTCAATTAAAGGTGCTGCTTCATATTTAACACCCTTATTGTTATCCAAAATATGTCTAGCAACTAACTCTGCAAATATTCCTAAACTTTGGATAGAGTGTTCTTGACTGCCTCTGTATTTTTCTGTATTCTCATTATATACATCAGCAGACAACATACTTCTTACCTTAGCAAGTTCATCAGAAAGTTTGATGAAAGTGCTAGGATAAGTTGTATTTTTCCACTTAATCATTAGAAAGGCAAGTCATCATCACCAGTTGTAGATTTTACTTTTTTAGGTGAAGTTTTGTTTTCTTTTTGTTGTGGCTCATAATCATTTACATAAGCATAATGAGTTGCTCCTTTTTCAGATGGCTCTCTTCTCTCTGCAATCACCATAGAAACCCATCCATTCTTTGAGTTTGCTTGTAGTTCATCCAGTTTAAAGTTTGCAACCATCATTGATCCAAATTTTGTTTCAATGTTTTTGATACTACTCGGTAAGTAGATTTTCTCTTTTTTCTCTTTCATGTTTTAATTTGTTTATTTTATATAATTTAGTTAATGATTCATTTATTTTAGTCAACTGCTTTTCCAGTCCTTCTATTTCTTCATCTATTTCAACCTCAATAATCCTGTTCTCTACCCTTTCAAAATTTTTATTATCTTTTTTGTAGTTGTTGTATTCAAATTCAAATTGTCTTGAATGGTGTATAATAGAGGCATGATGCAAATTAGTAACCTCTGAAATATCCTTTAAGGTTAGCCTGAACACTTCTCTCAAGGTGTATATAAATAATCTTTTAGCACGAATAATGTTTTTTTGTCTGCTACCTAAAAATATCCTAGACTTATCTATATTGTAAATATCTGAAACTTCGTTTAATATTATCTCATGATAATAATCGCTGTACTTTAATCTTCTTCTCATGTTTTATAATTTATTTTATGTCGTACACTATTGTATCAACTATGTCTTGTATCTCTAATCCAATAAAGTCTGCCAATCTTTTAGCATGAATAAACCTCATGTTAGTTGGAGTTTCTATAAACTTTTTACTTGTAAGGTAATTAACCTCTAAGATTTTACAGAGCCTTAAATTAGATATACCATATATTCTCAGCAAAGCCTCAAACTCATTTCTGGATTTCCTGATCTTATCTAAAGAATATTTATTTGTCATTTTCTGATAAGTATTTTTTTATTTTCCACTTCTCAATTTTAAACTTAGTTTTTCCTGAATAGTAGAAATCTACTAACTGGACTTTATTTAAAAGTTGAATTATATTATCTTCAACCACCTCCCCTAAAACATTTTTTTTATTCCATATAATGTAAGAGTGAGGATTTTTAAAGTGTTCATAAATCTCTATGTCCAAACACTCCGTCTTTGAACATTTTGAGCCATTGCTTTCTTGTGTCTTTTTCAATTTTGTTTTCGTTTATTAGTTTAATTATTTCTTCTGCTTCTAATTCTGTCATATCATTTATGCTACTCATAATACCTTCAATCATTTGTGATGGTAATGCTGTATGGTATATGTTGCTCTCAATGATGAGCCATTGCGTATCTGTAATAGGCGTTGGCTCACCATCAAGCAACTCATCAAACCAATCTTCGTTCACTAATCAACAATCTCATCCTGACCAAATACTCCTTGCTCATAGAATCCAGCAATCTTTAGAACTACTCTTGACATTGCTCTCTTCTCAGCCATAGCAACAGGAAACTTTTTACCGCCTCCCATTAAGTTAGCCTCAGAAGCCTCTCCAAAACTCATAGCATTTTTAACATCAGTACCTACCTTCATTGTTGCTGCTGCTCTTAACACACATATAGATTTATCTACATCCATATTAATAACCTCATAAGCAACTGTAATGTTGTTTCTTGATACAATCTTGTCAATACCAGTTCTTGTGATAATCACAAACCCTCTCTTGTCTTTATATATATCTTCCTCTGTTAAGCCATTTTCTTTGTAAAGCCTTCTAAGTGCTTCTTTTCTTGTTTCCACAACAGGCTCAGGTTTTTTCATTAATTTTTCTCTCATTTTTTTTGACATTTGTTTATTATTTAATTGGTTAATATTCTCTTGTTGTTCTTCAAAAAGTTGTTTCATTTTTCCCATTGTTTATTGTTTTTGGTTAGTAATTGTGTCTTGCTGAATTAAGTATACAATCATAAGAATTATAATTGTAGGTACTGCGATTAGTGTTTCCATATTATATAGTTTAGTTAATAGTTTAGGCAAATATATAAAATTGGAATTAACCACCAAAGGTTTTTTAACATTTTTTTAATAAATGTTTATCTACTAGAGTAAAATTTTTAGAAATAATGCACTAAACGTGCTACTTGACCGCTATTTTTTTCGTGAACAAAGCCTTCAACTGCTTTTAAAATACCAGTATAGCCCTTTCTGCTATGCCAACTGTCTGTTCCTGATGGTGAACGCATATATTCTACAGTAACACCTATAAAATCTTTAGCATCTCTCCATTTGTGTTTTATTTTATGGTGAAGGTGATGTAAATACCAATATCTATATTTAGTTTCACTCCACATTTTTGGTTTTTCTTGAGCCATTAATAAAGGCAGGTTGTCCATCTTAGCCCCATCTCCATGCTCTAGCCCTATCAAGTTAGTTCCATATTGATAATATTTCCTGTGAGCAACACCAACCTCAAAATTAACCTCTTTATCTTGTCTAAACCAACTTTTTAATGCGTGTGCCAAATGAAATCCACTTTGATAATCATGATTACTCATACAATGTACTACATCTACAGGGGCTATTTCTCTTAGAATTTCTACGCATTTAACATATAACGCTAATGCAACTTCAAAATGCTCCCACCATTTGCCATCTGTATCTTGATAAGTACCTTTAGTTGTTGAGCCATAAACATTATCTATATGTAAAACATCATTACCTATACAGAATAATATTTTTTCTACATCAAACCCTTTTGCTTTTTCTACAAGACCCTGTAATCCCTGTAAAACTTGCATACAAGCAATTTCCACATCATATTCTCCTCCAGTTTCAGCACCATTTGCATACTTCCCTATATGAATGTCTGCTGGATTTATTACTAATAAGTGATTGGCATTTTTGTTTCTTTTTTTAACTTCAGGATAATGAGGGGAATAATTCTCAATAAAGTTACTAACCTTTTCTAATAAGTCTTTTTGATCTAAAGAAACATCTTCTTTTGTAACCACACTAAACCTATAATCTCCATTAGCAGATTGCCAGTGCTTTACAGAAACAACATCTTTTTTTTGTATACCTCTTTCTAACAAATGAGAATCTAGTGCTGTATTTCCATTAAGGTTTGTTGTGTTTTCAGCCCTATTCTCATACACCATTTCAACCTCCTCTGGCGATAGTCTAAGTCTTTTTCCATATTCTTTCATAAAATTATTTATTGTTTGTGACGCAAGTTATATAAAATAAATCCTTATAAAATACAAAAGTGAGATGTTTTTTAACACCTCACTCTTGAAAACTATAAACAATGAAAACAAAGACAAGAACAACCTTGTCTTGTCAACCGCTAAGATAATTATTTTTTACAACTACCTGTACAGTTTGCACATTTTTTTTCAAACACAGAAAAACACAAAGGAAGAACACCAAGCCCTGTTAATATAAGAGCATTAGTATCAATTCCGTTTTTTTCTATGTATAGACTTGCAGCAACAACTATTACACCACTAATGGTTCTTTTGCTACTCCACTTTCCTTTAGAGTCTGTAAAAAGTTGTTTCACTGCCTTTAAAAGTTCTGTTATTGACTTTACACTACCAGAAAGTAATGCATCAGTTATCCATTTTTTAAACATTACTTCTTAATGTCTGCTAGTCCTTGACCTAAGATAAGCGTGAGAATTGCGTAGTAAACTTTCTCAATCTCTCCTTCAGTAAGACCTAATTTAACAGCCGCAAAAGGAACAAATATTGCTCCAACTGTGTACCAAAACTTTTTTGAATTAAACATCTTTTTTAAAATTTCCATAATGTATTTGTATTTAAGTTAATATTAAAGTTTATAAGATAGTCCTATGTTAAAAGAACCATCATCTTCTTTTCTTGTATAATTTGGCTCTATATAAAGTTCATTCCAAACCTTAATAGAAGCCCCAACACCTAAAGTGATATTATCTGCTGCATCTGTAGTAGGAACTTGTGCTGACACATAAAATGTTTCAGTTAAACTGTATCTACCTATAAGATCATAATTATCACTATTTTTTTGAACACCTACCATAATGTCATCATTTAACTGATATCCAAGCCCAATTTCACTTGTAAAGTTTTCAACTCCCCACTCATCACCATCAGAAGGTTCGTTGATGCTTCCTAATACCATGTATTGTGCTGAAGCAGTTAAACAAAATAACGCTGTTACTAATGTTAAAATTATTTCTTTCATTTTTTTTATTTTTAATTATTAATTAATATAACCAAATCACAGGACTTGGCTTTCTAGTATAATCTATATCCACATGGATAAAAGATTTATGTAATCCATATCTTTCAAATTCTGCAAAAACTAAAGCATCCATCATTATTGCTCTAGTGGTACTATCTGTACACTTAATATCTACTGCTAATCCTGTTATATGAGATGAGGTGGGATTTTTTTTGCTTTCAGGGTGGTTCTCACATCTATAACCACTTGATATAACAAAAGGAATGTTTGCAAATTTTCTAGCCTTTTCCAGCATTAATAAAAGTTCATCACTTATAACAGTTTCACCACAGCCGCACTTGCAAGTGAACTCTGACTTTTTGAAATATTTTAATTTCATTTTATTTTGATTCTTTAAGATTTTTAATAATCTCATCAAAATAGTTGCCAAATTCATCTTTAATTTCTTCTTCTTCTGGACTATACTCCTCAGTTTCTTCTACATCATAAGTAAAAAGTATAACCATTTCTTTATCATCTTCTTCAACTTTAACTTCTAACTCTCCATCATGATGTAATGTCTCCATCATTTCTTGTGTGAAATGAAAGTGATGGTCATGCTCTTCGTCTGAATAATATTTTCTTTTCTTAGCCATATTTTTTTTATCTATTTGTTCTAATTTTTTAATTGCCCAATTAACTCCTGCGTCACCACCCCAAGCATCCCACATTATACCTCCACAACCCTCATCATAAGGCACATCTTTGTATTGTTGATGTCTTTTGAATGATGCTATACGAGCAATAGTATCTCTGCTTAAACTTTCTCTATTGGCTAACTGTCTTGCTCTTGTCCAGCCTACTGGAGTTCCACAATCACTACCATTTTCTTCTTTGTATTTTAATGCTCTTTTAGCATTATTTGTTGCTTCTTGCGGATAATCATTGTAAGTTTCTTCTGCATAATAATCTTTATTATCAGTTTCACATTCTAATTTAGAATCATACTGACATTCACCAGTTTCTCCAAATCTCCATTTTCCATTTTCACATTCGTAGCAAGGCATATTATTTGTTTTTATCTTCCCTGACCAATGTAAGCCTTAACATATTGCTTACCCCCCTTAGTCCTAGAAGCGTTTTTACTGTGTATTCCTTTTCTTTTTTTACGAGTATTACCTCTAAACTTAAATGTAACTCCTTTTCTTGCCATATTATGCTGTTACTGCTAATATTTCTATATCACACGCTGCTGTATCTGCATCTGCCTTTATTTGAGTTATATCTGCAAAAGCCCCAAAACTTGTACTTGAATCGATAGCATCCATCTCGTTACTCATTAACAAAAACACATCACCTGCTAATAACTTATAAAAGAAAGAGTCTGCACCATTATAAAGAGTTAACATTACAAAATTAGTGTCGTCTAAATTTTTAATTCTAAAGTATTTGTAGTCTGCTACTGCTAATTGACCTGCCGCATCAGCAGCACCAAAATTTAAAATAGCAGGGTCACTTGTACTAGCACTCATAATTCTTTGTAAAACTTGACCATTGCTTGTATAAGTTTTATTTGATGTATTTCCGTAAGCCACACCATTAAGATTATAAGTTTCTGTTATTGTTACTGTTAAATCTGCTGCTGTTACTGTTGTTGCCATAGTATTGTATTATTTTTTTATTTGTGTTTTAATCTGTAAATATTTTTATTAACGCCCCTAAAGTTATAGTATATATAACCCACATTGCTTTCACTAAAACTTTTCTCATTGCAGTGTTTCTATTTACTCTAGCAGTAACCCCTTTATCTGGGTCTAAAAGTTTTTCTGTAAGCATGTCTAATTTAGAATCAATTTTATCTATCTTTCCATCCATTGCATTAATGTCTTTCTTCATTGCTATTAATTCTTCTTTAGTATTCATTAGAAAGCGGTTGTTGTTACTGTAAGGTTCATATATAAAGTAGATCCTGCTGAGGCTTCTTTTACCATTGGAAATATAATATCTCCTGCGGCTACAGAGGCTGGGTCTAAAGCCATAGTTGTGTCACTGAATCTAACTAATTTGTTATTATTTGAAGCCCCTGTTACTGCAATTTCATCAATAGCAACTGGAACAAGATTAGTAGAAACCCCTGCTGCTGGTGTTACTTTACACAAAGCAACTGTAACTACATTTCCTCCATTACTTGTTACCCACCCAGATATTGAAGTAACTGTAGCCGCTTCAGGGATAATATGTCCTTGACCACATCTAAAAATATCTGCTGGGGTTATGCTACCAGCAGAAATAGTGGCAGTTCCATAATCAAGAGCCATCTCAAAAGGAGATTTAGTATCTGCTATATCTTCTCCGTAAGTATAATTAGTAGCCCCAGTTAAATATCCTTGCATTTTATATGTTGTAATACCCATTACAGCCTTGCCTTGCCAAACAAGACTTCCATCCGTACCAGTTGCAGAAGTTCCTGCATTTTTCCCTAATACAGTATTATTTGTTGCAGCCTCAAATCCTTTTGGATTGTGCCTATTTATATCGTTTAAATTTTTATGTTCGTTTGAAGCCATTTATATATTTTTTTTAACAATCATCACATGGACAGTAATTCTTCCAACTACCATAATTCCTGTAGTAAGGTCTTGAATATATACTGTCGTACATTATTATTCCATGATTTTTATATACATTGTCACTGCAAGGTTTATTAGACTCATAAGTAGGATAATCACCTGACTGGTCATCATCATTCATATAGTCTATCATATCTCTTAGATATATCTCAGCCTTTCTATAAGTGTCTTGCTTGTAAACATTTAATTCTGCTGGATCTATTATAGTAGCAAATTCATCAATATTGCTTACTACCCCCATGCTTGTACTATTACTTTGAATCTCATTTATAACTTCAAACCTAACAAACCAACAAAGACATCTTGTTAAAAAGTCATCCATCAGAGTTTGATTTGCTGTAGTTAAAGTTCCGTCATTATGCTGCGTTTTTATTTCTTCATAAAATTTAGTCCCTAACTCTGACTTTAAGTGTGCTAATTCAGCAAGTAGTATAGTGTTGTCAGATATTAAAGCAGTATCAGTATTAGCATTAGTAAAACTATTGCTTATAACTTCTGCTGCTGTTACCAAAGGGATATATTTGTTTACATTTGCCATAATTATTATTTTGTTTCAGTTACTTGTAAATCTCCTGCTGCATCATCTCCTTTACCATCTGCATCATCATCTCTTGTTACAATAATTTGCTCTCTATCAGTTATGAACATATCCCCCTCTTCTAACATTGGTAAATCCTCATCTAACATTTTTCTTTGTTCGTTAATAGTAAGAATTTGTTTAGGATCAATTTGAGTTGCAAAACTAATTGGCGGTTCATAATGAATTATCAATTCTTGAGGTAAAACCCCCATTTCTTTATACAATACAGTTCTAATACCATTCAATAGCAAATCAGAAGTATCTTTAATTACAGTAGTCATTGCTAAGTCATAAGCAATTCTAATCTCGCTACCTGTATTATTCATTTTTCCAGAACTTACTAATCCACTTAATGATGGCTGCCATCTGTGAGCAGTTACAATATTCTGGTCAGTTATTCGTTGTAAATCTATCCAACTACCTTCTTGGTCGTCTTTTATTATTTGAACATTAGCACCTGAAGTATCTCCATTCTTAACGATAAACATTATTTTACCATTATTCCCATCTCCAACAAACTTCTTTTGTGCCTCTCTTACTAATTTTTTAGCCTCTTCCTCTCCCATATCTCCGCTAATCTCAACAATAGCAGAAGGCTGGAAGCCATTTTTGAATTTAGTGTGATTCCATTTGCCAATCTCATAATCCACAGCAATATGCTCTAAAGCCGCTACATAGTCTGGAAGTCCGTAAAATTGGAAAGTAGGCTCATAATCTTTAAATTGAAGGATAAATCTATTTCCCTTAACTTTAGGGTAAAGAGGAATGATAGATAGTTTGTCTTTCATAGTATTGTACTTAGCCCAGTCTGGGTGTACATATACTTCTTTTTTGTTTTTAGACATTCTAACAGTGGTTGCATCAACATGATATATATTCAATCCACCATCATATAATACTCCTTCTAAATATGCATTACCAAAAGTATAGTAATCATCAGCAAGTTTCTTAAAAACCTCTCTTAATGATTCTCCATCAGCATTTACATCTTTAATGTATTCTTTTACATCTTCGTTGTTAGTTACGAATTTTGCACCACTTGTAAAAACTGCTTTTTGTGCTAACACACTTCTGTGTGTGCTAGATTTTCTTTTTAATTCTGCTAAATATTGAGGAAACAGGTTATTTGTACCAAATGGTATAAACTTAGTCCTTACTTTTGCTAAGTCTTGTGGTTCTTCAATATGTTCAGGAATCGCTAAATTAAAAACCCCAAATTCAAAAGTATTACTCTTTTGAGTCTGAAGATTCTTTACCTGACTTTTTCTTTTTGGTTGCTTTCTTTGACTCATCTTTAGTTTTTGTAGTTGATAATTTTTCTATTGCATCAGTCATACCTAGTTCTTCATAAGCATAGGCTAACTCTTCTTGAGTTGCTGTAGCCCATTTAATTTTAAAGTTCCCTTTATATCTAGTACCTATTGATCTTTTTGCTTTATATTCTGCCATAATTATATATATTTTTAAGTGTGATAAATCTAAAACATTATTTCCGCAATCACACATATTTAAAAAAAAGATATTAATAGGGAAATGTTATTAAACTTTTTACGAACAAAGTTCAACCTATTATTATACCTTTAATTATTATGATGTAGTAGTTGCTGTTAATGCTGAAGTATTAACATCAACAGTCCCAATATACTTTCTAGGTAACTCAAACTGTCTTGCTGTTAAAGTAACTGTCATTCCGCTTTCATCAGAATAAGCAGCACCTGTACCTCCTTCCGCAGAAGTGAAGTTTAAGTAAGTTTGACTTTTTGCAGCCACATCTTCATTTGCATATTTTTCACTAGCACCAATTACCCACCATGAGCCATTAGTATCTTTTACTGCACCCATCATACAAGTGTCTAGCATTGCTTGAATCTCAGCAAATCTATCATTGTTAATTTGTGGTATCATAAAAGTTAGAGTACACTCAAAAGCAGTTGATCCGTTTTCTTTAGTTGCGTTTACTGTTAATGCACCAGTTTCATTTTTGTTTTCAAAAACAAACCAGTCGGCAGGATTTGTACTAGTTTTTATACTATCAATATCATGCTCACTAGCCGCATTTCCATAAACAACTACATCAGCAGTTTGCCAAGTTCTTAGAAGTATCTGAGTAATACCGCCAGTAGACTGTAAATTACTACATTCAACGCCGATTCCTTTATCTATTGCCATTTTATTATTATTTTATTAGTTATTAAAAAGTAATTAAGAGAGGAGGACTAGCCTCCCCTCTATTATTACATTATTGTTTAGTAGAAAATTCCCCATTGAACAAGTGAAGGATACAAAAATTGTACACCTAACTTGAAGTAACCTCTGAAGAACATTTTTTCTTCTAAGTCATCATAAAATACTTTGAATGACCCTTCTGGATCTGTTACATCAGAACCTATAATTAAGTTATCTACTGCACAGTAACATGCTCCTTCTGTTCCATTAACTCCACCTCTCAAGAACATTGCTGGGTC